GAAAGCAGATATATTTTTGAACACTGTTTAATATAGACGCTTCCTATAAGTGTACGAACACTTGTACCAACTTATTTAAATATTTGTACGTTGCCTTCTTTCGTACAGAATCCTGAAAAAAGTTTGTCTTTGTTCATCCTTGAACACTTGTATATAAGTCTATACTATACGGTATAAAAATATATTAAAAGAGTCTATATATAGAGAGTTTTTTATCGTGTTCTTTTAGTGTTCATGACTGTTCATTTTCATCTATATATATGAACACTTTAAAATTTATTTTATGAACAAAAATAATCATCAAAGAACACGCGTGAACATAGCGCGAACAAAGATAAAAAAAAAAGTGAAAAAAAAGATTTGACGGCTCTATACTATCGGTGTATATTAAAACCATGGACAAAATACTTTCATAAAAGTTCTTGTTCTCTCTCTCTCTCTCTCAGAACCAATAACAAATTAGCGTTAGTGTCCTGTAATACACTTAGATAGTTTATATCGATAGCCTCTATTACATAGCCTTTACAAGCGAAGACTAGGGGATAAAGTCCCTAGGGATATGAAGCGCGGTGTGTGTGTGTTATTATTTACTCGTATGTTGTATTATTACAGCGTACATATTTACGAGGGTATGATAGTCACTTGATTATCATATCCTCATTTTATGTTTATTCTACACCACCACAACAAAAGGAAACAAAATGAAAACCTTAAAAACCGAGGATATACTTTGGATCATTGCGACAATGTTATTCGTTCTCAATGTAGCTTTCATTCAAATACACATGTTGATTGATATGTCCCCACGTTGATTGATATATCCTAGTCATGATACAAAACTGACTACTATTTTGCGTCTACAACAAGACGATAACACCACACCAAAGGAAACAAGATGACTATTAATGACATCATAAAAATACTTCGTACCCAAATAAAAAAATACGGAAAGGAAAAAACACAACAGCTGTATGCATGTACAAAGTATGATGAAACCCTTATAGATTTATTCATGTTTCAATACATAATTCAGATTGATAAAGGGATGGACAAGGTCTATCTAATAGATGCTACGGAATCTACATGGTATTGTATCGACAGCCAAGATTCTGTCGATACAATCTTTGATATTTTCTAGTATGCCTATCCTAGTCACGATACAAAACTGACTACTATTTTGCGTCTACTATGACGATAACACCACACCACAAAAGGAAACAACATGAAAGATACAATCGAACTTATTGCAAGCCGCAAACTTGTGAACGGCGCACGTTTACTCCGACAACATATCAACAAGGGACTAAACAAGGCCATTGCAAAAGCATACAAGATGAAAACAAGCGTTGTTGTATGGAAGGGTATATCCCTACTAGACAATGAGACTCCTATCATGGTCACCATGAGCGGCTTTGCAAAGGATTCAGAGAATAGCAAAACGGGAGCGATGGTACAAGTTGCCATCCTTCCTATCTTTACTAAGCCATTCGATAACTACAAAGCTGCATCACCTAGTGTATGTGGTGACTGTAAGTATAACGGAGGCAATGGATGCTATGTCAATTGGTCGAACCTTACATCACATTGGAAGAGTACCAAAGGACAGAATCCTATTGACATGAGCCTATCACAAGAACTTGTCAAAGGTCTTGAAGTACGTCTTGGTAGCGCTGGAGATCCCGCAGCTGTACCTGTATGGGTATGGCAAGAGCTTTTGAAATATGCGAAGTCATTTACCGGATATACGCATCAATGGCGTACAGAACATGAGTACAAAGATATTTGTATGGCATCTGTAGATTCTGCATTGGAGCGACAACAAGCGATAGACAAGGGATGGAATACCTTCCTAGTCTATGATGATGTTGAACCCACAGAAGGCATACGATGCTTGGCATCCTCTGACAAGACAGATAAGGATGGTCTACCCTACCAATGTATTACATGCATGGCATGTTCAGGAAAAGGCAATAACAAACACATCAACGAGAAGCTACATGGTGCTACAAATACCTTGCATGCAGCTCGTAAGGCACGAGCCTACGCATACTTTCAGGTCGCAAAGTAAACTTGAAAGCCTAACACACATACCGACTAGACTATACATCTAGTTGGTACATTTTGAGTCTACAACAAGACTAACACCACACCAAAAGGAGACAACATGAAAATGCAAGAAGCGTTTGAGTACCTATTGAATCTTATGCAAGAACAGTACATGGAATATGGCGAGGCAGACTTTCCGCAATGCCACCAAGAAACAACATCTGACTTTGAACTAACAGAAGAAGAATCTGATGAACTTAAAGACATGTACGATAAACGTAGCAAAGATTTGTCTGCATAATCTACTTGGCATGTGTAATGCATGCCACATTTTGAGTCTACAAGACTAACACCACACCACAAAGGAGACAACATGAAAATACTTATAGCATGTGAGGAATCCCAAAGAGTATGCAAAGCGTTCCGCGATAAGGGACACGAAGCATACTCATGCGATATACTCGCCACATCAGGAGACAATCCCGAATGGCACATCCAAGATGATGCCATAAAAGTATTGCTAAGAGAACATTGGGATATGCTTATTGCATTCCCACCATGCACTTACTTGTCACGAGCTGGAGCCAATAGGTTGTTCAAAATACCTGGCAAGCCCGATCCCAAAAGATTGCAGCTAGGCTTTGAAGCCAGAGTCTTTTTCGATAGACTTTGGACAGCACCCATTGCAAAAGTATGCATAGAGAATCCAACTCCTCTACGCATTTTTAAACTTCCTTCTCCTTCGCAAGTGATACAACCATATCATTTTGGACATCCATTTTCCAAGCGCACACTACTGTGGACGCGAGGATTGTCCCCATTACAACCTACCAACGTTGTACCATGCGAAGGTTCTTGGACATTACTGCATCGTTCCAAGACAAAACGATCCAAAACATTTCTTGGCATTGCACAAGCGATGGCAGACCAATGGGGATAACCCCACCAACACCACCACAAAGGAGACACCATGTATCACACCACAGAAGATCAACATGATATACTAACTCTTCTGATCTTGGAAGAGATGATATGCGATGACTTGGAATCATACGAACTTGTTCGTACACATATGTCATCATACCCACATCTTGCTCAGTTGGTATGCAAAGACTGCATGCCAACCATCTACAAACACATCGAACAACTACTTCGATAGTCTACTTGGCATGTGTAATGCATGCCACATTTTGAGTCTACAACAGACTACACCACACCACACAGGAGAATAAGACCATGAAACAAGAACGTAAGATTGTATCACATGTACGAGATGAATGGACACATCCAACTACAAAGAACAAGCTGGTGACCATACACATCCAATGGGATGGGGAGAATCCTCCTCATACACATGCAGTGAAACGTCTCTCCAATCCAGGTTGGGGAGTCATATGCTTATGCCAAGCATACACGTATGGCAAGAACTGTTATCACAAGAAACTTGTACGAGAGTACATCACACAAAAGGAGATTACATGATTAATCTATTCTCGCTCTATCCCGAATGGACGGTAGAGCACCATCCAACACACATTGTAGTTAACAATAAAGAGCATGATAGATACTTTGTCGTGCTCAATACTGTATCACAGCTCGGATATGCTCATGTATTAGAGCAGACTCCCACAATGGTTGAGGCTACGAAACATTCCACAATGCACGATGCCATCGAACATGTATTGCTTCGTGCGCACAAACCAACATCCATTACCACACCACAGGAGAAAAAATGAAACAAGAACGCAAAGTATATCCCATTAAGATGGATGCAAAGACATACCAAACCTTCAATACGATTGCAAAAGCAAAGGGAATCACGATGGTCATGGCCATGAGACATGCACTTGGTCTATTCATTGCAGAGAATCTCATGATGCTCAACATCGTTGATGCCGGATATGACTTGTCAGAACTTGACGATCGTATTACATCACTAGAAAACAAAGTGGGAGAGGACACCACACCCTCTCCCACACAACACAAATAACAATCACAAGGAAACAAAATGATTATTAGTAAAGACAATATATCACAGTACATTACAACTGACAACATTAAAGCAGCTGACATGCAAATAAAAGCTACACGTCATCCTGCACCCAACAAAGGATGGCACTATACAAATGCTCTATCCAATGCAGTAGAAACTACACTACAAGCTGGCCAGCTTGAGTTTTTGATTACATCCAACATGGCCACAAAGACAGATAGCAAAGGCAAGATAATAGAACTTGGCAAGCTCGATGCTCCCCTCTTTTGTCCGGTCACATGGTCAAATAAAAATGGTTCTCGTTCCATAAAAAACGTGAAGCATATTAATGCATTCATTATGGATATGGACAAGTTAACGAATGAACAAACAGAGTCTGTGTTTCAACGCCTAATGAATAGTGGGTTATGCTATAATGCTTATTCTTCCTACTCAAACAAATGTGGCTCCAATGCATTCCGAGTTATTATACCCCTCAGCAAACCATGTACGCCCAATATGTACAAAAAAATATGGCAATACATGTGTACATATTTTCCTGAAAATGACATACAAACAAAAGATCCCTCTCGGCTTTGGTTCTATCCATGCACACGAATCGACAGAGAAGTACATTCTTGGCAATCTCGTGGGGATGGAGGAATGATTGACGTCAACTCCATTATGTCTATTGTACCCGATACTCGTACACTACCCACACAATCCAATACTGTCGCTCCAAGTACAGATAATGCTTTTGCTTCTAATCATTCTACTTCTGATAGATTCCGAGTAATCACTTGTCCTGCTCACTATCCGATTACGGGACACGATGGACAAACACGTACCTTCGAATGGTACATCGAACAATGGTACAATCTACCCAAAAGAGATGGCAAGTATCAGTGCTATGCTCCAGGTTCTGGAACAATGGGTAGTGCATTCATCCATCGAAGCACGAATGCCTTTGGGCTATCACGCTATCGATTGACGTGTGTCAATAAACTGCGCACCCACATGGACTGTGTGGGTAGTGACAATGGTCTTGAAATAAACTACCTAGATAGACATACCCAATGGGAAGTATTGTGTGTCATCGACAACATGTCTATTGTTCTTGAACAAATGAACCTAGACCTGTGGTTTTGCGAGATAAGGCAGAAGTGTTTCTCCAAAGGAGATGCTATGACTGATGCAATGGAAATACAAATCATGAATGATATGCGTAGGAAATACTTTCATGGTCGCAAAGTAAACCTGAAAGATGTACAGTATGCTATCCTCTTGGCATGTGTACGGGACACACGCAATACTCTTACAGACTATCTCAATGGTCTAGTATGGGATGGAGAAGAGAGACTAGACACCATCCTTATTGACTACATGAAAGCAGAGGACAACAAACTCAATAGAATATATGGTCGCAAATGGGCAATCTCCGCTGTGGCTCGTGCACTAAAGCCTGGATGCAAAGTGGACACCATGCTTACATTGAAAGCTGGACAAGGACATGGAAAAGGTACGTTCTTTCGAATCATGGCCGGATGTTGTCCCATTACAGGCTACTCATGGTACAACTCTTCTCAGATCAACATCGGAGAGAAGGATGGTCGATCCATTCTGCGTACTGCATGGATTCATGAGATGGCAGAACTTGCCAACTTAGCCAAGAAGGATGCAAACATTGTAAAGAACTTCTTGGATGAGCAGTATGATACATTCAGACGAGCGTACACGAAGCACGAAGTGAAAGTACCCCGTACTGCTGTGTTCTCAGGCTCTACCAATGACGATGATGTCGGTATCTTCAAAGACAAAACAGGTTCTCGTAGGTATTGGTTCGTTGAATGTAAGAGCAAAGAGAATCACATGGGTTATTCCACAAAGCTACTTGAACTTCATCGTGATCAACTATGGGCAGAGGCTGTTCATCGATTGCAAGCTGGAGAGGAATGGTGGCTTACTCCAGAAGAACAGGCATTATCCTCCGCAGAGAACTCCTCTCGTGCTGTGACAGGTATACATGAAACAATGGTAGATGAATACCTTATCAATCAGGCAGGAAAATTCTTTACAATCCAAGAGATGATTGATACAGTATATGCATCTACTTCAATCAAACCTTCCAACTACGAGAACTATTATCCTGCATTGCTATTGCGTCTTGGATGCCAGCTACAAAACAATGGCAAGCGTTGTAGACGTAATGGAAAGAATAAGTCTGGATGGTATCTCGCCCCCTCTGATGACTAACTTCTCTTCTCTACTCCTCCAAGGTATCAAAACCGAAATGGCTGTGATTGACTGTATAAACAATCACAGCCATTCTTTACTTTCTCATTTTGCGTTTGGACATCTACACGCCTACCTACCTAAACATCCCGATACTCCATTCGATATACTTGTTGAATTTGGAAATGATATACGTTCCATCGAAGTAAAGTCTGCCGATTGCGGAGACAAATACCCTACGTTCTTTGCCGAGATTATACAGACCGCAAGTATGGGATATGCAGAGTACTTGGTATACTCTCCCAACTATATCGTGTACGTTGATCTTCCTACCAATACACACTATTGGTACAATGGAGACATGTTTACATCAGCTGTGAAAGCACGATACACAATGCGCAAACCTACGCGAGTAAACTCAGAAGGAGTACGCTTCCTGAAAGAATCAGAAGTCTTTGGATTCATCGGAAAAATAAAACCGATTCCTACTTTGGAAGATATCGTAGACAAATACTCGGATGAGATTGAATACAGACTACATGACAGGATGCAGTATCACACAGCAAAAGTATACAAAGAAGCTCCGTTCTTACCTACACTTTCTTAGCACGTTTCCCCTGGGATTTCCTTCGAATGTTAGCACGTTTTTTAGCTGGAGATATTTGTGAAGCAGTCTTTGGCGTTTTGCTTGACACACGTTTGGTAGGTCTACAGTATTCTGTTTTGCCTCCTGCCCCACATGCCTTGCCTGTCTTTGTATCTTTCCACTTTTCCTTTTCCCATCGTTTCAAGGATGTACCTGCTTTTGTTTTGCGTACCTTCCCCTTACCCTTACGACACTTGGCTATCGCTTGACTTGCTCGTGCAGAAGGAAACTTTTTATAAGACCTCTTGACTTTCTTATAGCAACTATCTTTTGCCATTCTTCTTCTTCTTGTTTGCGTAGATTGCTTTCTGTTGTTTCGTTGCTTTGGTCTTACTCATCGGCTTTTTTGTCTTTGTTCCTGAGACTTTGTACCCACTCTTGTACTTTTTTATCGGCATCTTTATTACCCTCCAATGTATAAATATATTCTATCCATAATAGTTCATAGTTCTTACCTGTGTACTCTGCAATGGCACGAAAAAACCATATGCAAGAGATAACATTAGGCTGATTCCTACCTTTGTTCCATGCGTACACAGAGTTGGCATGTATACCTGCTCTACGTGCCACAGCCTTCAACTGACCATGTTTTAAATGACGTGCCAAAAATGTTTTTAACATATATTTCCACGTCTATATTGAATCAGCTGGTCAATAAGAAACTTTCCACAACACGCAGTATTCGCAAACTCCTTATGATAATGTACCTTTGTCCAATCCAAGTCATACTTATCAATGAGCTCATTAATAAAATGTACAAGCGCATCGAAACGTGGCTTTGGACAATGATAGTTCTCAAAATTTCCTGTGACACATATACCAATGCTGTCCGTATTATGATGTAAAGTATGCGCACCACGTTTATTTACATGCCTACCTTCTGCAATCTCACCATGTTCCAATACCACATAATGATACCCAATGCCTCTCCATCCTCGTTCTTTATGCCAACGATCAATGTCAGCTACAGTTGTCGATACAGGAGAAGCACTATTATGTACGATTATTTTGCGGATAGTTCTATTACCTCTCGGCATGTGATATATCCTCGCCAATATCATTGGCTAATATACCCAACACGTCCAGAAGATCAGAGATTAGTTCCTGCTTTTCATCTGGAGTAAAACCACCTTTGGCATACTGAACCAACTTTGCAATCAAAGCAAATACTTTTACCCAACTTGCAGGTTCAATCTTTATATTATGCATTAGTATTCCTTGTAGCTGTAGCCTTTAAAAGAAACACTTGGCTTTCTCATGCCACCTTTCTTTGGCTTAACTGTCGCGTATGCTTTCTGACCTGAGCTTTGCTTCTTTGTTGATTTCTTTTTTCCGTACATATTACCTCCGTACTTGTTTGACATATTATTTTTGCAACCACAAGACATATTATCTCCGAGTTTTCTTTTTGGCTGTAGGATTTTTGGTTTTCTTTCCACTTGGCCATAAATCTTTACAAGCCCAATGACGAGCAGACAATGTATCTCCAGCAGAAGAACACTTATGTCTAGCCCGAAATGACTTCTTTGCGCTGTCGGAATAGTTATGCTCATATCCTTTGGCTCCATACTTGATTAGCTTTTGTCTACCAGCTTTGCATCCAAGTACCACCTTCTTCTTCTTTCCATAACCAGGTTCTCCTTTGCGCAATGCACGAGGAGAGTTGCACTTCATTGCTTTTTTATTTATCTGCTTGGGCATCTTTGATTGTCCTTACATCATGAGAGATTGTATCTAGTTTTTGTGATAGTTTTTCCATATGTTCTTGGTACATTATTCTATCATCATCACAACGCTTCATCATGATTCCAATCTGATCAACATACAGTTGTGATATATACCACAATGCAGCGCATGCAATAGTTAATGCACCGCCTTGACCAAGTATATGTCTCATCCATTCTTCTTTTGTCATATCGACCTCAAAAAAAAATGCTCTCTACGCATCATTATAATAACACATAGAGAGCAATACAATACACTAAATTTTATTAAGCAAGATAACGAGCTACGTAGTTGTCAGAAGTGCTTGGTTGTGCACCAAAAGTCACAGTTGTTGTTCCGTTTGCTGTAGCTACGGAATACTGATCAACTCCACTTGGGTTAGAGTTGACTTGCTCAATAAGAAGCCCATTGCGAAATACCATTACTCCGCCTTCCCATCCAGAAGGAACCTCTGTAGACAAGTTGTATGCTACAGTAGACGCTTGGATTGTAAGAGGATCTAGCTGTGGAGAGAATGAAACCTTTGGAGCAGTCACAGCTGCTTGAGCAATCTGTGCTGTGTCGATTCCCAAGTCAGCTACCTTAACACCACTTCCTGATTTGGAAAGAGTTGATCCATCAAGTACAAGAGTCAAGTCTGATACAGCAGCCGAACCATTGTATGATGTCATAGAGATCGCATCACCGGCAGTCAATGCATTAAGGTTAGAACCAAGTGCAACACCTGAAATGCTAGAGTTAGCCAGCTTTGCATTTCCAATCGCAGAGTCAGCAATGTAAAGACCACTTGCATCCTTGCTGATTGTTCCTCCACTTTCTGCTTTAAGAAGTACAGAAAGTTTATTGGTATCAAAATAAAGACCAGGCAAAGAAGTAGCCAAGTCTACCGAAAGAGTATCAGGTGAAGTTAATGTATTGATATCAATACCATCACCAGCTTGATACGTGACTTCTGTAACTGCATCATCTACATATGTCTTGATTGCAGCAGCAGAAGCAAGTTTAGATGAGCCACCTGTAAGGGTGGTTTCAATATCAGAAGAGTTTATCTTTGCGTATGATACCGCATTATTGTCCAGCTTATCGACATTAATAATAGAATCGACAATCTGATTACGAACGAGTTGAATAGCCATGTTAGCTCCTATAAAGGTACGTACACAGCGACCAATACTGTTCCTGTCTCTGGTACGAATGATGTTGTGAATGTGCGAGCATCGACTACAGTGATTTCTACCCCTGTTCTTTGTCGGACTCCATTGTAATATATCACCAACGTGTTTGTATTATACGCATCAGGAGTCACAAAACTCTGTGAAACACCATTGATTTGTGACGATAAGTCAGCCTCTTTTGTGTTTCCTCCAAATGCTCCAGAGCCAGAACCAAATGCATCAACATTGGAAGGTATCATTATATTCTCCAAGTAATCTTTATTTCTCGGATGTTTACTGTACCCGTATCTGTTTTTATCCAAACCTTTGTAGGCCAAGTATCTGCAACATCAATCTCAATCTTTATAACCGAAGAAGTCTTTGTTGATGTCGTAATACCTTGACACAATCCTACCTGTGTATCTCCAATGATACATCGATCTCCTTCCACATCTTCTGTAATACGGACTGTTAAACTATTTGCACCACTCAATGTATCTCCAAAGATTGTAAGCGCAGAGAACGTACCTGTAAGTAAAGGAACATTGCGTATCTCTCTTTGTGTAGGCATTATTTCAAACCCATTCCATGTTGTATCTATCGATACATCAAAATGCTCTACAAGTTTATAATGTTCCATTTACTTTCTCTTTTTCTTTAAATCATTTTCCAATGCTCGAAGTCCATAATCTATATTCTTTTTTATAGGTTGATCTTTTAATGGAGTAAGAAGTCCTGAAAGATACAACGAAAACCATAGATTACCATAACCTTCTAGTTGTTGTTTATTCAAACTTTTTAAATACTTTGTTCTTGTTTCCAAAGGAATCTCTTCTCCTCGAGGAGTTGTAATCGTTGGATCAGACTCAGCAAACATCGATGCACGATAAAACTCTTTCAATCCTCTTGATTGCGCTCCTTGCCAAAAACCTCCCACATCCGAAACAATATTCAAACTTGTCAATCCCAACAATCGATGCATAAGATATCTTCTACGCATTGCAATACCAGCTTCATCTTTGGGAAAATCATAATACTTTCCATCTCTCGTTAATGGTCTACCTGGCGTAGGAGTTCTTTCTACTAATCCATATGCTTTTATTAGTTCTGGTAGATTTCCTTCTGCTTCTGCTCTATATATAAGTTCAGAAGGAAATGGTATACCTCTACCATATTCTGCTTCCAATGATTCAATACCGAGTCCTACCAACGGAGATTGTTGCAATCCTGTTTTCCCCATCTGTGCCAAAAAAGACATCGATGCATTAAACAAACTTGCTTCCAAACGTCTCTCTTGTCCTGTAAGTTTATCTGCTGCAAACAACATATAGATAGATGCATTGGACATTAAATCAAACATCTGCATTTGTGGATTCATCATTCCACCTGCATACATATTTACACCATCCATTGTGCCTGTAAATATATTAAACACTCGTCCCTTAATCGCATTGGTACTAGACTCATAATCTTGCAAAGTCTCTCTATTTAATCGATCTTGTATCTGTAAAAACTTTAATGCAGGAAAAGTCTTTCCTGATAAGACTGCTCTATATACAGAGTTGATTACACCTGTACCCATTGTTCTCATAAAACTATAAAACCATATAGACTTTGCTACATACCTTCTTTCAAATGGAGTCAATGAACCATAATCATTTATACTTCTTCGTGCTTTCTCTACTGCCTGTGGTACACTATCTCCATTTTTTAAAGCATCCACAAATACAAATCTACGCATCTGTGCATCTTGTGCTTGTGACCACTCTGCCCATATATTTTTTCCACTCGGAGAAAGATTATCTACTACATCTTTTAATAGTCCTGTTCTCTTATATCCTGATGCTGTCGCCTTTATATCAATCAACAAACGATTAAACTGAGATGACTGCAGTTCTGCATCATACATACTATTTTGTACTCCATAGTATGCATCAATCTCTCGCAGTTCTTTTGCTGTGTAATCTTTCAATGCTCCTTCTGCTTGACTAATAATAATCTCTTCATCCGGTGCTCTTAGATAACGATTGCTTTTCATTCTACTACCCAACACTTGTGTTTTTGGAAAGGTAATAAAAGGAGCTACTGTAGCCAATCCCGAAAACTTTGTAATCGTTGATGCTTTCATTTCTCCTGCACCAAGATTTGTTGCAAAAATAATGGGAGAAGAAAAACTATTCATACCAAAAAATCGAAATGCCGGAAGAATAAACCCACCCAACATTTGTGCGATTGCTCCTCTGCGCAATACAGAAAACATCTCTGCCATATATGCGCCCCAAAACTGAGTAGAACCACTCGGAGCATTTAAATTTGCTGCACGTTTTTGTAGCTCTGTTAATATACTTTGTGCCTTTCCACTCTTGCTAATCTCAATAATCTTTTGCATAGAGTCTGCAT